CGGCAATTCTTTGATAAGTTTGTATTCGTGCTCTATTTGGATCATAACCACGAGTTCCTTGGAATAATTTATCTGCATTTTTTTGTGCTAAATCAGCAAGCCTTCCAGCAATTTCACTTCCTTCAGAAATATTATAACACTCTAAAATAAACTCTTGGAAAGTTTTCATCAGGTTTTATTTTTATTTAGTTTAATTATGCTTTTTTGCCCATAGAGTAACTGCGCTAACTGCAACACCCCAGACACAAGTTGTTGCCCACTTATTATATATTAATTGTATCCTGCCGTGAACTTATGCCAGTCAATACTATTTTTAATGGAGTAATTTCGATTTGAAACCATCTTTATTATTTCCTCTAAAAACTTCAGCATAACATCATAATATCTAACCTTCAAATCAATCTTAGATATTCTCTCATCGGCATCCATATACCTCTGTATGGCATCCTTTTCTCTTACCTTATACGGAAATGGTTCTTCGGCATACACCTCTGCTGGTGCCTTTCCTGTGTAGTAGTTATGGCGTTCTAAACGAACTTTATTATAAGTCTCTCTTGCCTTTTCACGAAGAAGAGTTATTGTATTATAGATGGTGTAATATTTTGCATGAAGTTGAGAAATTTTTAAAGACTCATCGTGTAAGTTATCAGGGTCTATGATAGAATCTCTGTCCCACATTCCCTGAATTTCATCTAGACTTAAATTCATAAAGGTTGTCCGTCTGTTCCTAGAATATTATACACAGTATATTTGAAATTTACATCTGCCGTAAAATATTGAATATCTGTTTGAGTCGCATCAAAGTCTAAAGAAGTTAATGACATTGGAAATAGATCTTTAAATTTTACAATCGCAGTTGTATTATAATTGCTATTCAAAATATAGAGACTTCCATCACTAAATCCTCTTAATGGATCTTGAGGTTGTGTTCTATCAAAATATTTTGTGAGTAGACTATTTGGGTCTTGTGGTTGTGTTTGATCATTTGGAATTGTGATTAAGTCATCATATTGTTGAGTTGTTTCTGGAAATCCAAGACCAGTCAACCAGTTATGAATTACCATATAATTTTCTAAATTTTCATCTACCAAGAACCTTAAAGATAAGTCACCATAGGTAAGTTTATCTCCAGGAACATCAATATCTTTTAAATATGTTGATTGAGTATTCAGAGAAAGTGTAATTTCTGGTATTCTTGCCGAATTACAAAAAAATGAAACTTTTGAGTTTTTTGCCAAAGTAAATTTAAATCCTACTGGAGATAGGAAATTTCTATTATCAATTTGGCCAGGAAATGAACAAGACATTTTACTTAATATTTACTGGTTCGAGTTGAAATTTTACCCCTTTTGTTTTTGCCGCCTTATTTAAATTATCTTGAGTTGTTTTATCCATTGGAAATGTATTCTTTGGACCAACTGTTCTTGGTTGATTTGGATCAGGAGTAGTTTCATCCATTTCCTTTATAAATTGATTAAAAGTCTTCATCTTTTTATTCTTATTTATTTGTATAAAAAAAGGGACCCGAAGGTCCCTTTGAGTTATATATGAGATAGACTTACATTAAATTGGATACGCGAACGCGACGATAATATACGTTAGAGTTAGTTGTAAGTGCTCCTTGTCCTTGAGTTGCACCTTCGGCAAATGGATTGGCAACCATTCCATAGCGAGTCTTAAATCCAATTTTTGGTTGGAAGGTGTTCTCACCAACGGCACGAACCATTTGGAGGGGAACATAAGGGCAGTAGAAGAGTCCTGCATCATATGCAGAAGAACCCTTATAACCAACAACATAGAACTGATTAGGTGCCACGTTTGCAGAATAAGGATCGATATAAACCTTATACTTACCTTGAAGAACTCCGGCGAAAGTATTGCCGGTATCATCAACATTCAAGTTTGCATTCAGTGCAGGGGTGTAATCTAGAACTCCTGCCATCGCAAGTGCCGAAGCAACGTCTGCGGAGCAAAGAATCATATTACCCTTCCCTCTACGAGTTTGTTGAGCGATTGCGTTTGCATCGCGCTCGATTTGGAAGATAAGACCCTTGAACTTCTCAACTGACCAACGACCGTTGGAATCAACATCAAGGTCAAAAGTACCGGCAGTTGCAGTGTTTGCCTGAGCACCTGGCTTGGCAATCTTATAAACGGTACGAATAACTTCGCGGTTGATTTCGGCAAGAATCTCTGTGGAGAGAATGTTGGCAAGTTCAGCTTCTGCATTCAGACCGTGAATTGCCTTGAGGTCTTGAGCGAGTTCTAATGAATATTCAGCTTTCAGTGCTCTGGATTTTGCAGTCACGGTGACTTTCTCAATCGAGAATGCCATTTCATTAAAGTTGTTTCCTGCAGCATCTCCGAGTGCTTCAGAACTATCGGTACGCATACCCTGACCAACGTTATATGCCTGCTCATTAGCAGCAGTTGCATCTAAGATTGATGGGTTGGTTCCTGAACCTTGGGCAGTTGTACCCATACCAACGGAAGCGCCTGTAAATCCGGTTGTTACATCAAATCCTGCATCCTGACCAGAGAATGCGGAATTAGATTCGTTGTAGAATGCTTCGGTTCCACTTTGATTGTTATAACGCGAACGCATTGCAAAGATAAGTCCAGTAGGACCGTTCATTGGTTGAACGCCACAAAGATCATAGGCGATCAAATTGGGCATTGAACGTCTAATCAAGGAGATTAGAACTGGGTCGAAACCTGCGGTAGGACCGGCACTAAAACCTTGAGCACTACCACCAAATCCAGCACCACCGGCACCAGATCCGGTTCCCATTGTTGGGGTCTCGTAAAGAAAAGCACTCTCTTCGCGCAGTTCTCTTTCTTGATTTTCTAGCAGGATAGCGGTTACAGATCTACGATGAGAATCTTTGATTTGATCCAATCCCGAATAGTCGAGAATTGGAGCCCACTTCTCCTGCAAATATTCTGTGTTGAACATTTGCATTGTTTTTACCTCTTTAAATTTTGTGTTTGATTGTTTATGATTTAAAAATCACTATTTGGCGACTCTTCCTAAAGTTTGAAGATATGATGCCATTCTCCCATCAACTTGTGGTTGTTGAGATTGAACATCGGTACTTTCAGTCAAAGTTTCAGAGTCATCTCTCTGAGCACCAGCGTTATGTGGGAAATAAGACTCCCTTAAGGTTACTAGTTTCTCACGATAGTTTTCTTCACCATCAAACTCAACATTTACGGCAAGAGAAGAGAGTTTATCCTTCTGAGAAAGTGCAAGACCTTCTGAGATATCTGCAAAAATTACATCAGCAACGGACTCTGCTAGTCTTCTGTTTAGAGCAACATTTCTTTCAATTTGCTCGTTGAGTTTTTCTTCCATTTCATCAAGTTTATCTACCATACTCTCAACTACATCATATTTCTCTTCAGGGATTGATACATAATGATCTTCAAAAAGACCTTTCATTCCTTGTAGGAATGATTCAGTCATTTCGGTCTTGAGACCTTGCTCAATAACGAGTGCATTTTCAGCAACCCACTCGTCGGCAACATATTCTAAATAAGCATCAAGACGATCTTCAAGACCTTCTTTGATTGTTTCAATTTGTTCTACGAGTGCCTTCTCGTAGGAATATTGAAGTTCTTCTTTGATGTCAACAATTTTTGAACGAATTGCTGCCTCGAAGATTGTTCTTGCCTTTTCTTGAAACTCTTCTGAGAGTTCCTCACCGGCAAGAAGAGCCTGAACATCTTCTTCAACATCAAATCCATCTTCTTCTTCTTCGTCTTCGTCTTCGTCTTCTTCTACTTCTCCATCTTCTTCTACTTCTTCCTCCTCTTCTTCTACTTCCCCATCTTCATCTTCTTCAGTTTCTTCTTTTACGCTCTTCATAGCATCTGCTGCAGATGCCTTGGCATTTACAACATTCTTTACTTGAGCAAGAGTTAATGAAGGATCTTTGAGTTTTGCCGAATCATCATCAGGACGATAATTTTCGGGGGTTGGTCCACCTAAATCTTCCCAACTACCAGTTTGACCGGGAGTTGTTCCAGACAATTTTTGCATTGGTTCGGCAGGTGAAGCGCCTTTGGTTACTACGTTTTCCATTTCTTGTAAATTGCTACCAACGGACATTTTTTTTAGATCTTTTGTTATAATCTATATTT